ATTTACCAACACATTATAGAAATACATCGGATTTGACAAAGGGATTAGAAAATAGTTTCTTTAGAGGTTCAAAAAACACTGCTGCAACTACTTTAGATGGTGCACCTCCAGTTGAAATATTTGTATCTAATCCAAATACATTAACTGTAAATAGAACGGGTAGAAATACTTCTGAACCAATTTTGGAAGTAGAATAACGAAATTTCAAAATAATTATATTTATAAACAAAGATAATATTATACTATGGGATATTTAAGTAACACAGAATTAACTGTTGACGCAATTCTTACCAAAAAAGGTAGAGAAAAATTAGCTGCAGGTCAAGGTTTAAACATCACTCAATTTGCATTAGCAGATGATGAGATTGATTACACATTATACGAACCAGCTCACCCATTGGGTTCAGCTTACTATGATGCAGCTATTAAAAACATGCCTGTATTAGAAGCTAATCCAGATGAGACTCAAGTAATGAAGTACAAGTTGGTAACTTTACCAAAAAACACAACTAGAATTCCAGTTGTTGAATTTGGTGTTCCTAACATTTCGGTTAATCAAAGAAGTGGTGAGGTTGCATTATCTCCAACTACATCTCCTGCAGGAAATAGAAGTTTAGGATATACGATTGTATTATCTAATAAAAATGCGGGTGATATTATCGGTGAAGGTGTAACATCTGAAATTGGTTCAGTTCCAGTATTTATCGGAGACGATGTATCTGCAACTGCAGCAATCGCGAAAGGATTAACTTTCAAATTTATTCCAAACCCATCATTAACTTCGACTATCAGAACAACTATTACAGTTTATGGTAACGAAACGGGTGGTTCACAAACTATTCCAATCACAGTAACTTACGTTCAATAATAAAATACTATGGCATTAATAAGAGACAGTAGAGGAGCCCTATTAGCAAGTAATATATCAAATTACTTAGCCGGTGCAGCAAACACCGCAGGCACTCCAGTAGATACTAACGAATTAGTTAGAATCGTAAACCAATTTTTAGGAACTGGTGAACAAATCAGTTCAGATATCACAACAATTACAAATGGTATCTACAAAAAATTTGGTACAATTGACAAAGTAACTAACCGAACCGAAATCGTAACTTCTGGAATATGGAGTGGTGATACGGGAAGTTTAACAGCATTTTTCACATCATCCGAACAACAATCGGGTGTTAGTGGTAAATATTATTTAGATGTTTATAATGTTGCAACATCTTCTACTGCAGCTGAGGTTCAATTCTCAATTGCGTATGGTGATGTGAATGGATATGGTGCACCTACATTACAACAAACTGATTCATCAAATTTACCAACAAAGGCAACTTATAATCAATTTAAGAATGTTTTATTGGATAGTTCTGATGCATATTTTAGTGTTTATACGGGTTCAACTGCAGGTGGCCACAATTTAGAAAACTTCTATGTAATCAATGTAAATAGAGCTAGATACAAAGAAAGATTGGATCCAGGTAATTTCTCAATAGAATTATCAGGTTCAAAAGGTTCTTTGACACTTATTGATGATAGTGGTGGTTCTGATGAAAATGTAACAACTGCAGGTAGAGTTTACAATGTAGTAGAAGGAACTTTAAATATAGGTTCTGCATTAACATCAAGTATAACATCTTATTCAGATGTAACTTCAAGCCAAGGATATGGTTTATTCTATCCTGATATGGGAATTATATTGTTAAACCCAACTGCATTACAAAATAGAGTTGATGTAAAATTAGCACCAGCTAATTCATCAATAACAAATATATATCATCAAAACAATGGTGCAAACTCTGGTTCAGTTGCATTATTAAATTCAATTGGTGCAGGTGCAGACTTCCAAATGAGAAGAACTGAAAATGTTTCTACATCTCATTATTTCGTGAGAGCAAACAATAGAGAATTCAATTTCTCAAACAACCCAACATTCGTAACAGGATTAGTAGGTGAGTTTGTTCAACCATTATTTGAAAGAGACCCTAAAGTGTACATTACAACTGTTGGTCTTTATGATGATGCAAATGAATTATTAGCAGTTGCTAAAGTTTCTAAACCAATTGAGAAATCATTTGATAAGGAAATTGCAATTAAAGTTAAATTAGACTTCTAATCGGAGAATATATTAAATAATGTTAAACCCCCTGTTTTGGGGGTTTTTCATTAAAAGAATATTTATATACGATATGTTAAAAAGAATACCAAAGTCGGATATTAGTATAAGGCCATTTAAGGCATACAAAGAGTGGGATGAAGTTACATCGGAAGCTTCTGTTTTAATTGCAGAAGAGGGTATCTATTCGGACACACAAATGTTCAATATAAATACAGGCCATTTAAGTGGTTCTACTTATAATAAACACTCCGTATATGGTCAGATAAAATCTACATTTTATAATGGTAGAGAAGATAACCCAATTCAACGATACGGTATAAAAACTAGTGGGTTCACTATATTTACCAAAGCAAAAGAAAGATATTTAAGTGGTAGTGCAATAGTTATATCAATTCCAGAAAAATGTGTTGGTGAAGGAATAAAAAGAGGTTCGGTCACATTAGTAGATGGTACAACTACATATTTGGATGATAGTTTTGGTAATTTGTCAGGCAATATAATTGATGTTGAATTAGAAATTGTAAATTTTCATAATGAACAAATAACAATACAAGATTTGACCAATGTTTTAATTTCTTTCAAAATAACTCAATTAAATTTAGAAACAAATATATTGGTGGTTGAATATAATTCCATATCATATACATTACAATTAATAAAAATAGATTTCGAAAATGATATACTGGAAGTAGATGAAATTCCGTTTTTAAATGGTATTATAAATCAGTTGGGTAATGTATTTTATGCACAAGGACTTATTGTATTAACGGAAGTTGAAAACTTTAATACCTCAAGTTTTAATTTATATTATAAATCAACTGAAACGGTATATGAACATGAATATCTTTTAATAGTAAATGAGGACGAATTCAATGTTTCACAAAATCCATCTGCGGTAGTTGAAATTGGTAGAGAAACGGAGAGGTACATAACTTCTGATGGTAAAACTATGAGTGTTATTACAAATCCTGGAGTAAGTTATATCAAAAAGAAAACAGTATTAGAAAATGGTAATATATTGGATTATAGAATACCCTCACAATATACTTCATCGATTTCGGGTGGATTTGAACATTATGATTTAAGTGGGTCAGTAGATTCAACGGGTTCATTTTTAACACCATTTATTACAACTATTGGACTATATGATGATAATTGTGATTTGGTGGCAGTAGCAAAACTTCCACAACCAATTAAGTCCGAACCAGATATTCCAGTAAACTTTATTATCCGTTTTGATACATAACATATATTTATAAGTAAAAACAATTATTATGTCTAAAATATTAGATTTATACAATGCAGGTCAGAAAGAGTTAGGAGTTGATAAAATTTCTAAAGCTGCATATGAAAATGCAAAAACTCCGTATACTACAAACGATTTCCAAAAAGCAGATGAGAAAGTATTAGATGCTGCTAAATTAAAAGTTGGTAGAAACGGAGATGTAAATGAGAGAAAATACTCAGCTATAGTTGCATCGATGAAAAATAAATAATTTTAATGGCTAAAAAAGTTACAAAAAAGAGTAATCCAAAGTGGGTTGCAAAAAAGTATGGATTTAAGTCTGGTTTAGAGGAATCCATATCATCTCAAATAGAAAGTAGAGGAATGGTCGTAGAATATGAAACTGAAAAGATTGCATATACCATACCCGCGTCCGAACATAACTACCATCCCGATTTCAAACTACCCAATGGTATTAGAGTTGAGACCAAAGGTAGATTTGTTGCAGCTGACCGTAAGAAACACCAATTAGTAAAGGAACAAAACCCTAATTTGGACATTCGTTTCGTATTTTCCAATTCAAAGAACAAAATCAGCAAAAACTCCAAAACTACATACGGAATGTGGTGTGAAAAGAACGGATTTAAGTATTCGGACAAATTCATCCCAGAAGAGTGGTTTTTAGAGGAAAATAGACCATAAATTATTTGGTAATATCAAATATTTGTCGTATATTTAAAGGGTGTTGAAGCAAAATGATAAGAATATAGTCGTATCTACTCTAACCGGTGTGTTAGGTAGTCATCTTACCCTAAAAGGGAATGAGTTGGCATTTTATTGTCCTTTTTGTAATCACCACAAACAAAAACTACAAGTTAATACGGAAACCCAAAAATGGCATTGTTGGACTTGCAATAGTGGTGGTAAGAAATTGACATCTTTATTAAAAAAGTTAGATGTTGATAGAAAGACTATTTCAATTATTAGAGAAATCTACGGAGATAGTAATTATAACCCACAATTAGAGGATGCCGATACAAAGGTGTTCATTTCTCTACCAAAAGAATTTATCAGTCTTAGTGAGGTTCCTAAAGGGTTTAATCCTGAATATAAGAATGCATTGCATTACCTTACTCAAAGAGGTATTACCGAAAAGGATATAGTCAAATATAATATAGGATATTGTAAAGAAGGATTATATGGACAAAGAGTAATTATACCATCATACAATTCGGATGGCACATTAAATTACTTTGTTTCTCGTTCGTATTATCCGGAGAACAAAATGAAATACAAAAATCCTCCAATCAGTAAAAATGTAATATGTTTTGATTCTCAAGTCAATTGGAACGAACCGATTATACTATGTGAAGGTGTATTTGATGCAATCACAATTAAAAGAAATGCAATTCCATTATTAGGTAAGTTTCCATCAAGATTATTGGTTGAAAAAATCTTTATGAGTGGGATTACCGATATTATTATTTCATTGGACAACGATGCAATTAATGAGGCACTTAAAGCTGCCGAATATTTTAGAAAACAAGGTATTCATGTAAAAATGATGTATCTTAAAGACAAAGATGCCGCCGATATGGGGTATGAAAAATTCTACGAAGAGTTAAAGGAAGCTAAAGAGTTTTCATCGGAAGAATTATTATTGAACAAAATAAATTCATTATGAGTTTAAAGAAAATTTATCATATAGCGGATGTTCATATCCGTAATGTGAAAAGACACAAGGAGTATAGACAGGTATTTGAATTGATGTTTGAGGAAATCCGTAAAAGAGGAACCGAAGACGCAATTATATATTTAGCAGGTGATATTGCACATGCGAAGTTGGAAATGAGTCCAGAATTAGTCAACGAAATAAGTTGGTTATTCAAAGAGTGTGCTAAAACTTGTCCTACAATTCTTATTACCGGAAATCACGATTGTAATATGAACAATATGGATAGAATGGATGTTCTTACTCCTATTGTAGATGCATTGGAATTAAAAGACTTTTATTACCTAAAAGATACACAGATATTTTCTATTGGTGGTGTTGATTTTTCGGTATTTTCAATTTTAGATAACAAAGACAATTGGATTACTGCTGATAAACTATTTGGTAATAAAAAGATTGCTTTATTCCATGGGCCGGTTGATAATTCACAAACCGATATAGGGTATGTGGTAAGTAGCAGACATTTTACAACGGATATATTTGATGGATTTGATTTAGCCTTATTGGGTGATATTCATAAGCGTCAAGAAATGATAAGTCCAAAAGGATGTAAGGTAGTTTATGCAGGTTCGTTGGTTCAACAAAACTTTGGTGAAACATTAGGTAGACATGGCTTTTTAGCATGGGATTTAGATACAATGACTTACGAAGAAATTGATATTCCAAATGATTATGGTTATTATACAATGGATATCGACAATGGTAAAGTTCCAGTTGTAAATGATATGCCAAAACACCCTCGTTTAAGAGTAAGATTATCAAACACCGATACTGCGGACACTAAAAAGGTAATTGCAGAAATCAAAATGAAATATGGTGTTGAGGATTTTACAATTATTAGAACGGACTCATTATCAAAGAAGAAAACAGGAGATAGAGGTAATAAATTAGACTTTGAAGATATTTCCGACATCAATTATCAAAACTCTTTAATCAATGAATATGTAGAAAGAATGATGCCATTCGTTGATAAGAAAGATTTAGCAGAATTGGAAAATATTAACAGAGATGTAAATAGTAGAATTGTACATGAAGATACTTTAAGAAACATTATGTGGAAACCAATTAGATTTGAGTTTTCTAATATGTTTAGTTATGGTGAAGACAATAAAATTGATTTTAGTAAGTTAAATGGATTGATGGGATTGTTTGCACCAAATGCACAAGGTAAGTCATCTATATTTGATGCTATTTCATTTTGTCTTTATGATAAAAGTAGTAGAGCATTCAAAGCAGCTAATATCTTAAACAATCGTAAGACTGATTTTAGGTGTTATTTGAATTTCCAAGTTAACGGAGTAGATTACTTTATTGAAAGAACTGCAAAAACAATTAACAAAGGTAAGAATGTAAAAGTTGATGTAAACTTTTGGTATATTGATATGGATGGTGAGAAAGTATCTTTGAATGGAACTGAAAGAAGAGATACAAATCAAGTCATTGAACAATATGTTGGTAAGTATGAAGATTTCGTATTAACTACATTATCGTTGCAGGGTAATAACTCTATATTCATTGATAAGTCACAAAGTGAGAGGAAAGACTTACTTGCTCAATTTATGGGATTGAATGTATTTGATAAATTATATGAAACTGCAACCGAAGATATCAAAGAAGTTTCAGTATTGATTAAGAACTTTAAGAAAACCGACTTTACAACGGAACTTGCGGATAAAGCAAATGAGTTGAAAGATAAGAAAGGTGAATTAAAAGAATTTGAGAAAGAATTGGCTAAGTTGAATGGTAATAAGGATGGGTTAGATGGTATTATATTGGAATTAAGTAGAAACCTTACTCCAATTGACTCTAATTTGGACTTACCTAAATTGGAAGAGAAAAGAAAGGGTTTGGGTGAAGATATTCAAAACAATACAACTTTAATTGGGACAAAAGAAACATTCATTAAAATATTAGAAGGAAAAATTGAAGAAATTTCACAATCAATAGATGAAAAGAAACAATCAAATGGTATTGATATAGAAATTGTCTATTCAAACTATCAACGAGAACAAAAAGCATTAGTTGAAGCAGAAAAAATTTATTCAATAGTAAAGTCACAATTAGATTCCGCCAAAGAAAAGATTAATCATTTAGATAAGCATGAATATGACCCAAATTGTAAGTTTTGTTGCGATAATGAATTTGTTAAAGATGCAATGAGAGCAAAGGAAGCATTGCCTGAATTGGAAGGGTTTGTTAAAAATGCAACTATACAATGTACAGGTATTCAACAAACTTTAGATACATTGGAAGGTGTAGAAGAACAATATAATGAATTAACTGACTTAAAAATAAAACTTGGACAATCCAAAGGTATCTTAAAAACGGCAGAGGCCGAATTGAAGGGGTTGGAAACAAAAGAAGAATTATTACAAACTCAATTAGATAAAGTTGAAGAAGATATTGAGAAGTATTTTGAAAACGAAGAAACAATTGAAAGCAATAAAGAGTTAGAAAAACAAATCAAAGAATTAGAGGTAGAGAAACATAAAATTGAGTTGGATATTAAAGATATCAGTAAACAGATAGCTACTACAAATGGTTCTATTTCATCATTACAGACCTATATAGAGGGTATAAAGCAGAAGATGAGTGATGTTAAGGACTTAGAAGAAAAGAACCGATTATACACCTATTATTTAGATGCTGTGAAGAGAGATGGTATTCCATATGAGTTGATTAGTAAAGCACTTCCGGTAATTGAAAATGAAATCAATAACATTCTTGCACAAGTTGTAGACTTTGGTGTTACAATGGAAATGGACGGCAAGTCAATCAATGCAAAAATTGTTTACGAAGACCAGGAATGGCCATTAGAAATGTGTAGTGGTATGGAGAAATTCGTAAGTGGGTTGGCTATTAGAGTTGCACTTATCAATGTATGTAACTTACCTCGTCCAAATTTCTTAGTAGTAGATGAAGGATTTGGAACATTAGATGCAGACAATTTATCATCTTTATTTATGATGATGCAATATCTTAAAACACAATTTGATTTTATATGGATGATTTCTCACTTAGAACAAATGAGAGATATCGTAGACGGATTGATTGAAATAAAAAAAGAAAATGGATTTAGTAAGATTGATTTCTAAGAACTACCTTATCAGCCTTCAACACACTAGATTGTGGTTTTGAGACACCAATGTGTTTCTTAATTAGATTTTCAACTAGACTACCCATTTTAAACCCGTGTTCTTCACAATATTCTTTGAGAAGTTCATGGGTTTCTTTTTTGATTTGTAACATTGCGTATTTCATAACTTATTTAGTTTTCTTTAGTTTTTTAAAGACTTTATTAGTTTTCTTTATATAAATATGAGATAATAATTTTTTTGGAGATATTTATTTAAAAAGATTAAATGGCTGTTATAAAGAAAACATTATTTCCAAAGAATTTAGAAAAGTTTGCAGTATTGGTAGATGATACTCAATCCGATAGTAAGTATTTTAAAATAACAGAATTACCTGATACATTTACAGGTGGAAAGAATGCATTCCTAATTGCAGGTTCTGACTTTTTAGTTCCTGATACTAAAATACAAATTGAATTAAAAGATTCAGCTGGGAATATAATTTATCACGAACCAGGTGAAGGTATGATTAATACCAATATAAGTGGCTCTACCAATACATCAATAATTACGGAATATTATGAGGGTGTTTCCAAAGTTGTTGCGGTCTACGTTTATCCAGATACGGCATACGGCCCATGTACACTTACTATATTGGGTGAATTGAGTGAATACCAAGATGCAAATGGTCTTACACTTCCCGTACCTTTGGATTGGGAGAATAAGTATAATGTAAAATGGCAAAAGCAAATTGATGTAAACCCATCTCTTGCAAATACCACTAAGATTAGATTTTATAAAAGACCAATTGCAAGTATTACCGAATTGTTAGAACCGGTTTATAGAATAGAAAGTGGTTCTAAGGTAAGTTCGGGAATAAATCAATCGTTTGCAAACATAAAAATTTCACAATTAGAAACATTTGCGGGAGATGTGAAAAGAGTAAAAGTATTTAGAACTTCGTTGGGTGATATATCCGATTTTAGTTTGATACAAGATATATTGGTTGAGTCAAAAGAATTATTAACTACATTTGCATTATCTGGAAGTGTTATTGGAAATACAGGAACATTTACATCGGAAACCTTTAAAAACTTTTGGAATACCGGTTCATTGAATGTACAATTGTCAAATAGTAGAGTTGAAAATGGTATAAAGATGAATGGTAGTGGAAAATTAACATACACATCATCTTTAGATTTAAAAAGTGCAAATACATATGAATTAAATTTAGATGCATTTTATTCGGCATCCACCTCAAGTAATTTGGGAATATATTTAAGTTATCTTTCTCAATCTACAACATTTACAAGTAGTATTGCAACATTAGTAGGAACACAACCAACTAAAAATTTATTAGATACAGTAATACCATTTAAAATAGATAGAGATTACCCATCTGCATCTTTATATTTTTCACAATCACAGGGTGAGTGGCATTTAGGAAATATTAGTTTACGATTATCACAAGATACTGCATTTTCACCGGATGAAATTTCTTTTATTACAACAATGCCTACGGTAATTGGTAATGAAGATTTTAATTTTAAGTTTGAATTTTACGATGTTAATAATAATTACGTTCCTGTATTTGTTACACAAAGTGCAAATTTTACAGGTGGGTCAAATACCATTACAAAATTATTAACTTTTGAATCCGATAGAACTGCATTTAGATTTTCATCCGGGTCTTTTGCAAATCCACCAAACCAATCGGTAAGATTTAAAACTATAAGAACTAATTTTACAGGTTCCATAACATATGCATCATCTGCATTTGATGTTGGTGGTACTTATATTGAACCATCAACTTACGCCGGCACATATCCTGGTGCATTTGTATCTCAAAATGATAATGGTGCACTTTTAAGTATTGCCAGTTTTAGTGGAAGTGTTAGTAGTGTATTAGTTGGTTCAATTGTATATACCGCATCTTGTGAAGGTTTTCAAGAATTCGAAACAATTTATAGATTTGAAGATGGTGATAATGCACCGGGTGTGTTTGTAACTGCAAATACAAATCAATTTATTTACAAAGCAACAGACTTATCATTAAATCCAACGGGACAGGTTATTACAATAGAAGCTAAACGTAAAAATTTAGCATCTGCAACAACAACATTAACAGTAAATTCTGGAAGTGGTAAACCACCATTAACATTGGTATCTACGAATGCAACCAATGGTGTGGATACTTATACGATATCTGGAACTTCATATCCATATTCAACTGGTGAGACAATTTATTCTATTTCTGGTTCCGACCAATTTGGTAATGTATTTTCCGATGCAATCAAAATAAGTCCTGTAAAAATATTGGATGGATTATCCGTATCTTTGACAAACGATAATGCATCCCTACCGGCACGTTCTACTGGATTTGTAGAGAGTGGTTCTTTTATATTAAGTAGTGGTTCGGTTAGTGTTAAAGTTGGTAATGAAACTATAACACATAGTAATGGATTATCTGCAAATAATAGATTTGATGTTGTATCTGCAGTTGCAACAAATGTTCAAACCGGTTCATTGAATTATTCAACAACCGACTATTTCATAACAAGATTAGATGCCGATAGTGGTTCTTTGAATTTGACTATAAGATATAAAGATGGTGCAGGTGATACGTCCGATACAACAAAATTAGTAACATATACTAAAAACAAAAAAGCTGCACCTGTTTTGCAAATTACTTCAACGCCAAAAGACCAAACGGTAACTGCAAAATCAACTGGTGAACAAATTGATGCATTTTCAAATGTAACTGTAAGTGTAAAACAAACTTATGATGGTGTTACTACAAATTTAACAATAACATCTTTAACTGCAACATCTGCAAATATTTCAAGTATATCAACAACCCCATCAACGGGATTAGTTACTTTAAATGGAAAAACTTTAGCAAACGGAGTAAATTCAACAACGGTAGATATTAGTGCAGTTGTTACAGATTCGGAAGGTGTAAGTAGAACTATAACAGATACATTGGCATTATCAAAAACTAAAAAGGCAGTTCCAAATGTAGTAGTATCTGCAACTCCACAAGCTCAATCCGTATTAGCAAATGCTGCAGGAGTACAAACAGGAGCTTTGACGAATGTCACAGTAACTGCATTGGAAGGAACAACGAGTAGGTTTACTTCGATGACCGCAACATATTCAGGGTTTTCTACCAATCCAACTATTACTACAAATACATTAACCACAGATGCTGCAGTTATAACTGCAGCAAATGCGGAAGCATCTGCAACAATAGTGGTAACCCATACTGATAGTGAAGGAACTACGGGTCAAACACAAACAATTGTAGTAAGATTTACAAAAGTCCCAACAGGTACGGCAGGGACAAATGGTTTGAATGGTGCAGATGGTGGTGCAGGACCAGGTGTAGTTTATAGAGGAGATTGGGCCCCTAATACATCATATTTTTCATCATCAATTAGAGTAGATGTTGTACGAGGTAGTGATAGTGAATATTGGTTGGCAAAAGTAGGACACACATCTACTGCAGCAGGTACATTAGATAAACCAATAACTGGTACATCTTATACAACATATTGGAGGCCATTCGGTGCAACATTTGAGTCTGTTGCAACCGATATTCTTTTAGCAAGAGATGCAACTATTACAAGAGGTTTAGTAATGGGAACATATGGTGCAACTGATAAAGGATTTATTAGAAGTGCAAATGCAACTGCATTAATGTCCGGTAAGGGATATTACTTAGATACAACAGGTAGTATGAGATTTGGTGACCCGTCTGGTGCACATATAAAATTCACTGAGTCGGAAGGTGTTACAATAGCAGGAAGTGTTTCAATTTCAGGTACGGCAACAATTGGTGGAACATCTGCAACAACCGTTAAAGATGGTGCTGCTAGTGGAGCAACTGCTCAACAAAATAATTCCGCAAAAACCGATGGTAGTGTCGGTGGATGGACCATAGATAGTACTGCAATTTATAGAGGAACAAAGGGTGCAAATGATACATTTACTACAAATGCCGGTGATATTACATTTGGAGCAGGATGGATTTCTGCAAAAGAATTTAAAATATCATCAACAGGTGCGGCAACATTCGCAGGGTCTTTATCAGCTGCAGGTGGTACATTTGCCGGAAACTTATCCGCGGCAGGTGGAACATTTAATGGTAGTGTTTCAATTGGTAGTGGTAATAATATTTTTAAAGCAGATGCTAGTGGTATCTATTTAGGAAATGCAACATTTGCTTCGGCCCCATTTAGAGTTTCTATGACAGGTGCATTGGTTGCAACATCGGCAACAATAACTGGTGCAATAACTGCAACATCCGGATATATTGGTACTGCGGCAGATGGCTGGACTATTTCAAGTACCAAAATCACTAGTAAAAATTCGACAGTTGAAATAGATAGTACAAATGATAGAATAGATTTTAAAAGTGGTGGTGTCGTAAAAACAAGAATAAAAAGTGGAGCAGTTAATATTGGTTCTACATCAACAACATCAGTAACAGTTTCAGGCGCAGGCTCAAACTTAACGACTGCTACTGGAGATGATTCAAATCAGTATGGCCCACTCACAGCATTGGCATACACTCAAGGAACTGCACAAATTGCATATATATCAACACCATCGGGTGTTGATGGTAATAATGTAGCATTAGTTATACCATACCCAGCTGTAACAAGTTTAGGATTTGTACAATGCCATAACATGGGAACCGGAGCAAGTTGTCAATATGCATATTATGCATATGTAAATTATATAGTTAAAAAAGGAGGTACAGGTGAAACGGTAGCAAGTGGATATATTACGATTGCCCAATTAGAATGGTCAAATACTTTTTTAACTCCATTTGGTAGCGTTGATTTGCCTGGGTTTGGGGGAGGAACGGTAACAATACCATCTATTGGGACAGCTGTATCTACTCAGGTTTATACGATAGAAATTTACTTAGGAACAATTGTTCAAGCTAGAATAAATCCAAATGGAACAACTCCATTAACTGCTGCAGCTAGTTTGTATACAATTGCATATGGATGGGATTCAAGAACTGCAAATGCAACACTATTGGCTGTTGCACCTAGAGCAGAATTTGGAACAAATGGTGTTCAAATCGGTTCTGCAGAAGGTAGTTATGTGGCATTAGGAGATGCAGCCGGTGCCGGAAATGTTGGTGTATTTGCGGGAAATGTTTCTGTAACAGGAACAATAGCAGCGGGTTCAGTTACAGCATCAGATATAAGAGCAAAAACTAATATAAAAACTATTTTAAACGGAATAGAAACTATTAAAAAATTGAATCCAGTTAGTTATGATTGGTTACAACATATAACTGGTAATTTTGAATTTGAAAAAGGATACGGATTTATAGCAGATGATATACAACAAATAATGCCCGAATTGATATATGAAAAAAAGGGTTACAAATATGATGATTTTAAACATTTAGATTATACATCATTTCATGCTATTGCAATAAAAGCAATACAAGAATTAACAGAAAAAGTAGAAAAATTAGAAGCACAAATAAGTGGGTCAAATAATCAAATAGAAGAAGTTATATGATAGTTTTTATTACAACAGGTTACGGAAAAAATGTTATAGGTGGTGCCGATATATGGTGCAACAACTTTATTGAAAATGTTTTACCATTAATAAAAGAAGATTATAAAATCGTTATAGATGGTAGACCTTTGGTTAGAGAAATAGGTGCAATCTACACTTACGAAAACGAAAAAGAAGTTGATAAAATATTAGATGAATGTGATAGAATAGTTTTCTTACACCATTCGTATAAACCAAATCCTGTTATTCAAAAGTATTTACATAAAACCTATCTTACATTTGTTCATGCATTTATTCCGGATATGGTTGGGTTAAATGATGAATATGAAAACTTAATGACAAGATTAGATTGGCATTGGCAAAAAGATATATTAGACAATTCTGAAAATA